CAAATCCCAGTCATTACTGTTTGGGGTAGGAACCCAGTAACCGTAGACAGCACCAGTGATGCGAAGAAAACGTATGGAACTACCTTTAATGGGACGTGTTTCATTATACCCACCCCATGTTCCCTGCAGTAATCCCCACTGCTACAAAGAATGCGAACTCTAGAATACCATGCATTGATGGGGGGATAGAGTTAAAAGATGTTTTAAAATTGGTCATTTGAACCTTGTGCTCCTCAGGTGTTAATTAAACTGGATTGTAAGCGGGCATCATAACCCCGCCTTCTGGATCATCGTCGTCGTCATCACCTTCAGATGCCCTTATAAAGAGTTCTAACCCTACTAGGACACCGAAAGGATAAAGACACCACAATATTGCTTGCCCATAACTTATTTCACTGACAGTGATAAGACTGTCCATTAGAACATGCCAAAGAACATGTGTCCTGTTAATACATCAGAGATACCTGCTGCGAATAGACCAACCATTGCTGCTCTACCGTTCCAAGTTTCTGCCCAGATCTTCTGGGGTTCTACTCTGCTGTTCTTCTCGAACAGATTGTTTACAGATTTTTCTTTATCGAATTTCTTCATTAAAAGATGCCTGGAATTACTTGTCCTGTAGTTGCGTAAGCACCGATTGCTGCTACTAAACCTAGCATGGCGCACCAACCGTTAAATCTTTCTGCTTCTGGAGTCATTGTTTTTTACCTTTGTGAGTTTGTTTACATTTGGTGTGACAGTTATGTCACAGTGTCTTTAGAATCCTGCGAGTCCAAAGAAAAAGAAGTTTCCAGTGGTAGCATAAGAAATGAATCCTGCAACTAATCCAAGCATTGCTAGACGTCCATTGAGTTTTTCAGCGTTCTTACCGTATCCTTCGTAAGAGTCCACATAGGTCATCTTAGGTTCGATGCCGTAAACGTTTTGTCTACCACCTTGTTCAGTTACTGTTGTCATTTTTGCTTTGTTAAGAAACGTTACATTATTATATAGGAAAGATTAAGTTTTGTCAACATCTATTACAACATTCCCTGATACGGATATTCTGACGTCATCGGTCCTCTTAGGGTACACCGTATGGATGAGGTTAGCGGGGAAAATCAAGGCGTGGCCTGTAGAGTTGGCATCTATGTGCACTGGATTTCCAGTTTCATTCCAAATAAAATAGAAAGGAGCGTCATCATTAGTAGTTCTTATATAACAGGTAAAAGAATATAATGAATATTGATGCATATGAGGTTGATGCTGATCTCCCTTGTGCATCTCGTTTGCCCACATCTTAATGATACGCATCTTATCCTTAGTGTTTCCAAAGATACCACCGACGTCCTTGTGTAACCAGAACATCTCATCAATAGTATCTACCATCCACTTCTCAAAGAGAGGTGGTACTTTCATATCATACTCTCTCTTGATGGAAACATTATCTTCATCACCAAGAGGAATCTTTGCTTCTATTGCTTCCATTGCATACTGTTCTAACTCTTCAAAGGGAGCAACCGCTGCAACCATGAGTTTATTAGGTACTAACCATTCCATAATGTAATGTTAAAAAAAAGAAGGGGTGTCGCCACCCCTAAAAAGTCTGGACGTCAGGTTCACCTATATGTGATTCCTGTCGCGCTTTAGTGCCATCTAGTTTATAAGATCTATTGGCGGAAGATCAAGAGAAGGTGACGACATCCTTCGTATCAGACGTGAAAGAGATTGTATCTGCTGTCCCGTTTGATCCAGACGAGATATTTATATTATCCCAAGAAGGATAATCTGTATAGGGAGAAGGAACAGTGAATGTAGAGGACTTAGGTTTAATTTGTGAAGAGATACTCTTCACACCTTGGTAATGCCTCCAGAGTTCACTTTGAAGACTACTATCGACATTATCATCGAGAGATTGCTTCAGAGCATCTTTAAGTGATGCTGTTGCTCTTTCGTATACGTTCATGATTCTATGCGTGGAATAAAGAAAAGGATCCCCTTAATGGGGATCGTAGTAACGAATTAGTATTGCAGTTGCTGCGATGAGCACTACAACAATAATAAAAGTAATCATATGTTAGTTGTACTTACGGTATGCTTGTACCTCAGGATCAGGATCTAACCATTTAGTGTATTCAAAATCTTCCATAGCGCAATCCAGTTGAATGGAGTTGTCTAGGAGATACATATCTCGATACCTCTGGGTCCAGTCATGGAACTTTTGGATACGATAATCAGGGAATCCATTGTCGAGAATTCCCTGCTCTACATAACGGTAAGGATACCGTTCTAGAATCACGTTAGTCTTGGTCATAATAATAAAGGTCTGATTCAAGTTTCGCAAGTAGGATGTCATAATCCTCGTCTACATCACCGTAGAAGTCAACTCCTTTGTCCTCATAGTGTTTAAGTAACTGTTGATGAATAATAGGATAATCGGAGTCGAGCATAATCTGTCTATCAACCGCATCCTCAAGGATGGGGAGACACGACGAGAATCGTTGTGCTGTAGTCATATGTGTACCTTTCTAATGGTCCGTTAATGCCCGTATAAAGGGCAACGGGTCAGGCAGGAATCGAACCTGCGACCGACTGCTTAGAAGGCAGTTGCACTATCCGCTGTGCTACTGACCCAAAAGAATTTTTGAGGCAGTTTGTATACTCAGATTCAACTTTTCAGCATCCTCTTTGTACCCCTTGGCAACTAGAGTATGCAACTTATCGATCTGGACATCTAAATAGGATTTCTCCGCTTCGATGTCTTCGTCTAGGAAATCAATCCAACTCATGAAAAGCATGTGTCTGAACTACCTCAGTAGTATAACCGATGTCCTAGCGTCTGTCAAGTATTAAAATAATCTTTTCGCATGTACCGACCGAGAATGTTAGAGTTGTAGTATGCAGGGGAACCATCTTCCATTGCCTCCGTGAGTACGTTGTTGAGAAATAATTGTTTGGTCTCGTTAAAGTTTACCAGACCTTTCGTATTATGTATACTGATAATGGTACGTTTGAAGATTGATGCACCATGTTTTTTCTTGTCTTCTATTAGTTCTTTTGAACTTCCATAGTATTTCTTCCAGTCAGATTCAGATTTAACTTTTCGTTTTTTTCCTTTTGGAGTTCTGAATTGATAGAAGTACTTTCTACCGATATACTTTTGCTTAGTGAGCGTATTAAGTATACAATATACAAACCCGAAAGACTCACCGATGTTATCGCTATGAAATATAACACCGTTATAAGTCCAAGGATTCTCGTAATCATTAGTCGCAAATTCCGTCGTCGTCGTTAACGTCAAGATATGTAGTGTGCCTATCGCTATCACTACTTATACTATAAGCAGCAGCGTCAGAATAAACTTCTGACTTTAACTCTGCTAGTGCTATCTCAATGTCGTGAATGAGTGTTTTTAAGTTTTTCTTTTTCATTAATCACCATACTCCTGTGCTAGTTCTAACATTTTATTGAGCATATGATGTGCTCCTTCAGACCAGTCTCCTGTCTGTGCATAAACTTCATCGTAAAGATCTTGTTTATGTTTGTAAATTCGTGCTAGTAAATCTCTTTTTCTCATTATACCTCTACCTGATTGAGGTAGGCGTCTAAAATCGTGGTCTGTTGCCTCGATGGAAGTCAACCTTTTTCTCCCAGATCTGCTTGCAGTTTTTTCCAATCTTCATCAAATATCTCTAGACCTTTGTCTGTTAAGATATGAGAGTACATCCCTGCAAATACTTTACTTGGGATAGTACAGATATCAGCACCCCTTTTGAATGCTTGTTCAACTTGATAAACATCTCTAATCGATGCTGCTAATACTTGAGTCTTTGAACCGTGCGTTGCGAATACATCTGCAATGCCTTCTACTAATCCAATACCATCAAATGATTGATCGAATACTCTACCTACAAAAGGAGACACATATGTTGCTCCTGCCTTACTTGCTAGAATTGCTTGAGATTCTGCAAACACTAAAGTAACATTTACAGATACATCGTCGTCAGTTAAATCTTTACATGCTTTTAAACCCTGAGGTGTGCATGGAACCTTGATAGTAATGTTTGGTCCAATATTGATCAGCGGTTCTGCCTGATCTAACATTTCTTGTGCTGTTTCACCTACTACTTCTGCAGAGATGGATGCATGGAATGGAAAGATCTCTGAGATCTTTTTGTATACTTCCATGGGTTCATCACCCGCCTTCAGCATTAATGATGGGTTCGTTGTGACACCATCAATCAATCCTGTTTCATAATAAGTTTTGATTAACTCAGCATCAGAACAGTCCAGAAAAAGTTTCATGACTCTCCTTGTACATTTTCAATATTTATTATACAAGAAAAGACCCCAGGCGTCAATGCCTAGGGTTTCTGTGTTGATCTCGTGATCTTTGGTTTAATGCCCCCACTGGTGCAATAAACGAATCTCACCGTAGATGAGAGTCAGGAATGCAACCATGAAAGCACTTATGTAAAGTACTGCCATTTTCTTATCCTCACTTTTTGTTTCTTACAAGTTTGATACCACGATACATTAGTTCGTGATTTCTTTCTTGTGCTGCTTCAGCGAGTACTTTTGCTTTGTACTCTTCTGGGTTGTATGAAACCCCACGGTAAACGACTTGTGCCATTTGTTTTTTCTCCTAAAGTAGTTGGATTTTCGCCCGTTCCTTTAGTCGTTTGCGTCCCAGTCACACTCCATACCAAGTGTTTCTATTAGATGAACTGAATAAATCTCAACGACTTCTTTCCTCTGTTGAGGAGTTAGATCTTTGTGATTCCTGACTCGATTTATCTTTTCAGATACATCGGCACAGGTCAATCCTGCTGCTAGTAATATCCCGATCAAGTGTGGCATGAGATGAACGCTCCGTTCCGCGACCTACTTGCGTCACCCGAAGGTGATGAACGTAGATGGTAACATACGATACTAAATTGTATCTGTTGCTACATTTATATTTATATCATAGATTCCTCACAAATGTAGTTCACTGTGATACAGTTTTTAACATTTGTCATTCTTTTTATGTTTTCTTAAGTCTTCGTGCAGTCTTTCCATTGCTTCCTTCCTTGCAGCAGTCCAGAGCATGTCTGTCAAGTCTGGACCAAGATCATTTCCTTTCTCTACAATTTCGTTATAGACTGAATCCTGCGAAGGCGTCTGCTTTGAGGTCTTGTTTGATTCCTCCGACGACATAACTTTCGATCTCCGTTTCTTGTGGTGCGTTTTGTAGTCCTCTAGAACTCAACCAGTGTTGTGTCCATGGAAGAGGGTTATTCCTAGCAGGAATATCAAAGACTGGATCTAAACCAATCGCTTTCATTCTCTTGTTAGCAATCCATTCAACATACTGATGAAGTAGTTTTTCATTCAGACCGATCATACTACCTTCTTTGAACAGATAGTTTGCCCATGCTTTCTCTTCATCAACTGTCTTCTTGAACATATGCATAACCCGATCCTTCTCTTCGATAGCAATCTCTTGCATCTCAGGATCATCACCCTCTGCCCACTTCTTCAAGATATTCTGCGTGATAACCAAGTGTTGACTTTCATCTCTAGCAATAAGAGAGAGTATCTTTGCCGAACCCTCCATAAGTTTATTCTCGCCAAAAGCAAACGAACACGCAAACGACACATAGAAACGGATTCCTTCGAGGATGTTGACATTTGCAATCGCCCTATAAAGTTTACGTTTTAGTTCTCTACGATCCCATGTACCAGTAGTGTGTCCATCTCTTGCAAGATCCCACATTTGTCCTGTGTCATAATCATGTGCATGTTCAATGAAGTCATCGTAGGATGCTGTAACACTACTAGCACGAGACATAACATTCTCATCATCCAAGATAGTATCAAATACTTCACCTGGATCTGAATACACATTTTTAATAATGTAAGTATAGGATCTACTATGGATCATTTCCATAAATTCCCATACAGTCATACATGCTTCCAACTCAGGAAGAGAACAGTAGGGAATGAATGCCATCCCAGGTCCTCTACCTTGTACAGAATCAAGCATGATCTGATACTTCAAGTTAGAAGTAAAGATATGTTTTTGCTCAGGAGTTAAAGTTTGATAGTCGGAACGATCCTTCTGTAGGGAAACCTCTTCGGGTCTCCAGAAGTATCCAAGTTGTTGTTGAGTGAGTTTATCAAACACTGGATACTTATATTCATCATATCTCTGAACACCAAGAGGTTGTCCAAAGAACATTGGTTGCTTCTTTGTGTTTACTTTGTTTTTGTTAAATACGGTCATTCCTTTTCCTTCAAACTTTGCAAGAGTCACAGTCGTCTTCCTCCGAGGTGAGTATTTCGTTAATCAAATTGTCAACATTACTAGAGGTTTCGTCACCATCTTTTTTAGCGTCGTAGGTGTTCTGGTAATACGACGTTTTCCAACCATACTTGTAGGTTGTTAGAAGATCATTTGCCATCACTGATACAGGGACTTCATTATCAGGATAGTTCTCTGGATTGTAAGACCAATTACCAGAGATCGCCTGATCAAAGAACTTCTGCATTACAGCAGTAACTTTGATGTAACCGTCATTATTATGCATGTCCCATAATAATGTGTAGTTATTCTTCAGTGTAGAATATGATGGAACAATCTGCTTAAGGGGTCCTTTCTTTGACTTCTTAACGGACAAGTAGTCGCGAGGAGGTTCGATTCCATTGGTTGCGTTTGACACAACGGAACTGCTCTCCGAAGGCATCTGTGCGGACAGAGTGCTGTGCCTGAGTCCATACTCCTTGATCCTGCCTCGGAGATATTCCCAATCACATGAAAGATCATTTGGTACTATTTCATCTACATCACTCTTATATGTATCAATCGGAAGAATGCCATCAGCATACTTTGTTTTACCAAAATAACCGCATGGACCCTTTTCCATGGCGAGGCGATTTGACGTCGTTAGAAGGGCATACTGGAACCTCTCAGTGAGTTTATGAACCAGGTCGAATGCCTTCTGTGAATCATACTTTGCACCGTTCTTAGCAAGATAATGTGCCAGACCAATATAACCAATTCCTAATGATCTTCGGTTAAGCGTACTCTGCTTTGCAGCAAGAACAGGATAGTTCTGATAATCAATCAAAGCATCCAGACCACGCACTGCAAGTTCACATAAATCATCGAGTTCATCTAACTTTGTTAGTTTACCTACGTTGACAGCAGAGAGAATGCATAGAGCAATCTCACCATTACCATCAATGTGTTGGATAGGATCTGTAGGAAGAGTAATCTCTTGGCAGAGGTTACTCATGTTTACCTTATCTTTGAAGGAGGAGTGTGAGTTACAGTGGTCAATATTCATCAGATAGATACGACCTGTCTCTGCTCTCTCCTTCAGTAAATCCATGAAGAGTTTCTGTGCTCCGATGGTAGTTCTTGGAATTGATAGATCTTGCTCGTATGTAACGTATAGATCGTCAAATGCATCAGTGCCAAAAGCATCATACAGACCTGGAACGTCGTGCGGTGAAAAGAGCGTGATTTCTTTATTTGAGCAGAATCTTTCATAGAATAGTTTTGATAGTTGGATACTATAATCTAACTTCCTTACACGGTTGTCTTCTGTGCCTTTGTTGTTTTTGAGGACGATGATGTCTTCGATTTCTTGGTGCCAGATGGGGAAGTGTACTGTTGCTGATCCACCACGGATGCCATTTTGAGTGCAACATCTGACAGTGCTCTCAAACTTTTTGAGGAAAGGGACAACACCTGTGTGTTGTACTTCTCCGCTACGGATTTTACTGTTGATGCCCCTGATTCTACCTGCGTTAATACCGATGCCCGCCCTTTGTGCAACATACTTACCAATAGCCATGTCACTGCTAAAAATGCTATCGAGGGTGTCATCAACATCAACAAGAACACATGAGGCAAATTGTCTGATGGGAGTTCTGACTCCTGCCATGATTGGCGTCGGGATGTTGAGTTTGTGTTTTGAGATTGCGTCATAATACTTTTTGACGTATTCAAGTCTATAGAACTTGTCGTCAGATTGGAATAGTGTCGCTGCTACCATCATGTACATAAACTGGGGTGTTTCATACACCGCACCAGTCGAGCGACATTGTACAAGATATTTATCTGAGACTTGTCGGATACCTGCATAGGTAAACAAGTAGTCTCTGTCATGGTCTAGATAACCATCAAGAATATTAAATTCTTCTTCTGTGTATCTATCAAGAATACTTTCATCATAGACACTTTGTTCGATACACTTCAATACGTGTGTATACAAATGAGGGCGACGGTCTGGGTGTTCTCCATAGACCTGCTTCCTAAGACTGAATAGCAGCAGTCTTGCTGCCACATACTGATAGTTGGGTGCATCAAGATCAATTAGATCATTTGCTGACCTAATAAGAATCTCTTGGATGTCAGAAGTTTTAATGCCATCAAATAGTTGAAGATTCGCATTCATTTCGACTGCCGACTCTGATACACCTGCAAGTCCATTGCATGCAAGTTCTACCATCTTGTGAATCTTATCAAGATTGAGAGGTGTTTTAGTACCATCTCTTTTGATAACATTAATTTCTGTTGGTGTCATACCTTTTTCCATTCACTGAGTTTTACGTGTGCTTCAAGTCCACTGTAAGTGTTAAATTCTACCAGAGATTGAACGTCTTGTCCACTGATTACCATATCATTAAGGTCTTTTTCACCTAAATGTGTTGGCCAGATAACAATCTCGTATCCTCTATCAATCGCATTTGACATACGTTTGATAATCTCTGGGTTTCTTTGTTCATTATCAAAGACGAATACTGCTTCCCTATCTTTCAATAGTTTCCAGTCAATATCTGCTCCTGCCATAGCAATAGCATTGTCGATAAACAGACTATCTATCGGTCCTTCTGTGATGTAAACAGTTTTATTAAAATCTACTCGATTTAAACCATAGACTTTGGTTCTGTTGTCATCAAGCATGACCGTGATATACCTAAGTTTATCTTTAGGGTTTAGCGATCGTCCTTGAAAACCGAACCATTCTCCCTGCGTGTCAATGAAAGGTATAATAACTCTGGGGTGATCCTTATTGACATCGGTAAATGTAGGTTTTTGGGTGTTAACCCATGTACAGAAGGACTCTGCATAGTATAAATCAGAGAAGTATTTCTCTGGTATACCACGACCTAATAAGTATCCTTTTGCAGGGTGCTCATTATTTAGATCGGCAATAGAATCTAGGTTTCCTTTTTTCTTGAACTTAGGTTTTTTAGTTTCAAACTTGGGTGAGGCAACATTTCTACCCTTTCCAGTCAGTCCACTTTTATACCTCTCCATGACGTATTCATCATAGAGATCGTTCGCTTGATCCTTCAAAAAATTGCCAAAGGACCTGCCTACACCACAGTTGTGACACTTGTAGACAAGTCCTGAGTTCTTGGTAAAGAAGTACCCTCTTGCCTTGTTGAGATGCTTCTGTGAGTCACCACAATAAGGACAACGGAAGTTGTAAGTACCGTCCTTTACCTTCTTAAATTTGTCAAGTCTCGCTGATACTAGAGCAGCGAAATGATAATCAATCAACTAGAAGGTTTCTATCGCTTTTCTATGCTACTACTATTTCCTTGATTTGTCAACCCCGACGTCGGGTTGAGGAACGCTTGTCCGATTGGACTAACGAGGAAAGATATAATACTAAGAGCACCAAAGATAGACCACATTTTCTTTTCCATGAGTCTAAGACGCTCATCGACTTTTCTGATGTCACGCTCGCACCCTTTTTTGATTGCATCTGTTTCCCTGTTTAGATCTGTGTGTAACCTATCGATTTTCTCAAACAGGATTCCATCTACTTCTCCTTGTTTTTCGAGTTTTTCATTATGAACAGCAAGAAGTTGACCCATCTTTACAGAGTTCTCCTGTAATGAGTCTACAACTCTTTCAAGTCTTTCCAGAATTGCTGAATTAATGTCCGACATTTATGTCCTCGTTGCGTCTTGTTCTGCTCCTGCCCTTGCTTGCTTTTTGAGTTGTGCTGTTTTCATTTGAAGTTGCTTTGCCATTTCTTGCTTCTTCATCTGCACCTTCTTCTTCTCAATAGCAATCTTCATCATCGCTTGTTTCTGTTTCATCTGTGCATCAGCACTCTCAGAAACATTCTTCATTGCTTTCATTCTTCTATCCATAAAGAACCTCGCTGCATTAGCAGGAAGAATTCTTTCGATACTAATGTCATTCCTATACTGAGGCATGATCATTAGTCTAAGTTTCATCTTGAGTTCAGCAGGACTATTAGCAAAGATAATAGTGTCACCGATCCCAGGAACATTCACTTTATATTGAAATAATCTTGATGGTGTAGTCGGATTCTCTTTAGATTCTTTCTGCACCTTCTTCTCTTTTCTCTTCTGAACTTTCTTTTTAAAATTTAAGACTGGATCGTAACCCGCATTAGGACCTGTCGCAGCAGCACTGCCACTGAAACCTCCTGTTCCTGCTGTCATCATTTCTTCGTTCATTAGATTTTGTCCAGTTCTTCTTTGAGTACGGGATCTACGTCAAGACTTGGCATCATCCCTAATGGGTATTTATTCAAGTAAAGTAGTAGAGTCTTCAACATACACCAATATTCCCTTTCAAATTTGAAAAATAGTAAGGGTGTTGCTGCATCGCCAAACACATTATAAAGTATGATGAGGTGATTCAAGATAAGAGGGATCCTTAATTGACCCCCTCTCAAGTATCTTTTCAACAAACGTTTCAAGTATTTGAATCGCTTTATATCTTCATCGAAATCCTCTTTGGTTACACATTGAGGATTTTCATAATGTTTTATGGCGAACAGAATGTAGTTAGACTCATTCAGTTCGTCAAACTTCATAGACTATTAACTGCCGAATGTTAAGGTTGCTACTGCGGAGATAACTTCTGGAGCACCATTGTTGGAGTTAACTTTAACTCTGTACTGGTTACCATCTGCTGCTGCAGTCTGTCCTGTAAGTGCAAGGTTTGTACTAGTTGCACCAGACACGTTAGAGAATCTACCTGAGGAGGTAAGTCTCTTCTGCCATTGGAAGGTTGCTGTACCACTGTTGGTTACAGATGCTACCACTGCGAATGTTGCTGCACCACTTGAAGTTGTTTTTCCAAGGTTGTTTGTAGACAAGGTGATAGTGTTCGCTGCGTCTGCTGCGATAGTATCATCTGCAAGGGTCTCATCAGCATTTGCTTCTGGGTTAGTTAAGAACATTAAATGCTCTGCTCTATGGCGAGTTGCACCAGACACATCAGTGTATGTGTGATATGCCCACCAACCAGGTGAAGTCAAACCACGACCGATGTTGGCAGGTAAACCGCACTCAGTCTCGTCAACAAAGACGATAGTTTTTGTAACCGACCCACCGCTGTTACCAATAGTAAGACCGACAGCGGTCTGGTTAGCAGTGGAGTCAACTCTTCCGTATAAAGACATTGTTTCTCCAGTGTGTGAAATACTTTCTATTCTTTATTTATGCGAGTATCAATCTCTGGCAACAAGTGCTTCTTTGACTTTCTCGAATAACTTATCATCAGCGTCAGTTTTAGTTAGTTTAACTGCCTTACCGATGATCAAAAGACAGATATCGATAAGTTTTTCGCCAAGTTCTGCATCATCAGGAATCTTAGCGACTGCTGAATCGATTACCTTATAGGCGAGAGGGAGTAAAAATCCTACCATGGTTCATTATTATGTAAACTATAATATATAGGCGATCAATCGTAATTCTTTTTACCACTCTTCATGTAACCAGATCCCTTTTTGTCATAGAATCTGACACCTTTCTCTCTAGTATCTTTGTAGAGTTTTTCTTTTGCTTTCTTTGCGTTTGCCATGACCTCTTTGTAACCTTTACCATACTTCATTCGAGCGTCACGTTCTTTATGTTCTTTTTCTTTTTTTAGATGTGCTAGTTCTTCTTTCTGTAACATACCATCTGCTCCTACTGTCATATTCTTTGGCATGGGTTTACACTTCTTGTCATCAAAACAATAATACTGCCCAGGAGGGCAACTCCTTGTCATGTCAACATTCAAGTTCCTAGACCTCTGCCCTTGTCGTAGTTGTCTTTGCCACCGTAGCGTGCCATGGTGTTGGTATAAGACTTGACGTCCTTGAAACCTCTCTTCTTTGCATCGGATGCAGTTTGTTTTTTCTGATCTGCTGCTTTCTTATACTTGCCAGTACCTGCAGTAGACTTGGCACCCTTTACTTTTTTATCTTGTTTGCTACCACCTTGACCAAGGATTGCACCTTTACCATACTGTTTAGCAATGTTTGCTTTCACTATGTCCATGGCAGTAGGTTTTGCCCCTGGGATAGGTTTTTTAGTCCCGCCTTTGTCGTATCCTTTTTCTTTCTTCAGTCTGGTTGCTTCGTTAAAGTCGGAGAATCTAACGAGGGAAGTTTCTTGATTGCTCTCTTCTTGATTGCTTTCTTCTGAAACTTCTTGATGACTGTCATAAGCGGTTTGGTTAGTAAGTGTTTTATTTAGGGGTTCGACTGATTCTACTTTAGCAGTGTCAGGTCCATCGTGAACCTCCTCGCCTTTGCGTTTTGCTTCGCAAATTTTGCAGTCACAATCATCACCATGATTCATGTCCTTCTTGCGAGGTGCTTCTAAAAGTTCATCCTTTTTAGGATTCACCTTTACTTCAGTCTTCTTTTTTTCGGTTAGTGATTTGAAACTTAACATAGATTACATACCCTGTTTACGCATGAACTCTTTGAATGCTGGAGAATTGATGCCTGTCTTAGGATCATTCATTCTCTTCTGTCTAGCACTTCTCTTGTCACTCTTCTCTTGATCCCTCTCATACTTCTCAGGATTTCTCATTGCACGATAGTTCTCTTCAATAACCTTTTCGATCTCGAAGATTTCAAACAGACCTGACTCATAGAGATGAGAAATAGTTTCGTAGTCTTCACCAAGTCTCTTAGCAAGTTTGTCACTACCTTTAGATACCAATCTAGAAGTCTTACCAACTGCTTTCTTGAGACCCTTCTTAAGAAGTTTACCTACAGACTTGAGTGCACCACCAACTGCCTTTCTAGTTTCACCACCGCTGCTACCGCTGCTGCTGTCACTAGAAGAACTGCTACCACTGCTGCTAGAAGAACTACCAGAGTCGGACTTCTTGCCTCTGACATCAGAGATAAGTTTGTCTAACTTACCACCAGTCTTGTCACTATCTCCAGATGATTTTGGTTTATCATCAGAACGAGACATTGCTGCTCTCTTCTGCTTGATTCTTGCTGCTTGGAATTCACCAACTGCCTTACCTGCATTCTTTGAAGCAGACTTACCTGCTGCTTTGATGCCTTTCTTGAGCATACCACCTGCTTTCTTTGCAGCACTCTTTACTCGATCCATCTTAGAAGGACCTGTTGCTGGTGCTTCTTTCTTCTTAGGTGCTCCAGTTGCGATATGATCGAAACCTTCTTCTAATGATTCACAGATCTCTAGAAGATCTTGCTCGTCTTCTGCTAATTCACAGATAGACTCAAGCATGAAATTTACAAGTTCCTCATCAGTTACCTGATCAAACTCTTCAAAGTTTTCATACAGTTCAAATAATTCTTCGTCAGAGAAAGCAAATGCTTCCATCTTCTTGTTTGAATGGTGACTTGGATCACCGAATGCAGGGTTGTTTCTATACTCTGGTTTCTGTTTCTTCTTGTCTGCTTCTAACTTCTTCGCTTTCTTATCAAGAAAGTCTTTCATCGCACCACCTGGTTTACCAGATCCTTTAGTGATACCGTATGAAGCACCTTCTTCTACTTCTAATTCTTCTTTCTTGTAGAGTGCACTTGCTTCCTTATGCTTACCTGCATTGGTCAGTGCCTTGACCTTATCCATCTTCTCTTTCTTCGCCTTCTGCATAGCAGTAGGTTTACCTTCTCTGTAATACTTACCAGTACCAGACTCAGGAGTTGCTCCTTCTTCTACAGAACTGGGTGTAGTTTCTTCGTGCTCAATGACGTTACCATCTTCATCTTTCTGATGATGTTCCTTCTGAAGTTTATTTCCAATAACTTTTCTGCGGTTAGCAAGATAAGAATCTGTTTTATCTTTTTTGCCATCATTATTGATGTCACCATCCTCTTTCCCGACTGGATCGAGTTTCTTTGATTTCTCCTGCACCTCTTGATAGGCAGCAGACATATCAGGTAGTTCTTTAAAATTCATCTTATTTGGTAACCTTATCCTTTTTATTTATCTTGTTAATAAACTCACCTGGGGTAAGTTTACGCATATAGTTAGCGAGTTTGTCTGTTCCCATTTCACCTGCGGGGGTAAAATTAAAGAATTTGATATCATTTACCTCTACTAAGTCTTTCAACCAAGTGCGAAATAGATGATCAGACTCATCAATACTGATGACGTAATTGCTCCCACAACTAACAATCTTGCTAACGATCCCTGTGTTAAGGTTTTCAACGAAAGTTCCCTCTTTGAATATATTGCCTTCAAAGTATGCTTCCCTCAATCCTTGAGGGTCTAACTTTGGAGCGTACTCAAATATTTTATAAGAACAATCGCCAAAATCTTGGTCTTCTTCAACCTTCATTGCAGTTCTTAACGTTCCGTAAAGTGATTGAAGATCCTTATCTTTGATACTCTTTGGTATACCTGACTTGAATGAATCGAAGTCACCTTGTACTGCTGCCTTTCTAAGTTTAGATGCTGACATACCTGACACACCTTCACCATCAGGATCACGATCACCTGCTGAGGTTACTTTAATCTCTTCAAAGTTATAAAGGTCACCGTTATACTTGTTTGCTAACGAGTTGAACTCAGAAACCCTGTCACCTCCCACCACAATATTAACACTACTATACCCGTCAGCATCGAGTCCCCCAAGAACATCAAAGATAGTACGCATATCGGAATTATCAATGATCGAATTGCTGTGATCGGGATATGCCATCCGCATATATTTAATTTTCGTACCTGCGTCAAGGGGGTTCTTCGTAGGATCCTCCGACCTTGAGGGGTATACTCTATATTCTCCTCCACTTGTCTTTGCCTCTCTAGCAACTTTGTCTAGAAGTTTCTCGTGCCCAATAGTTGGTGGATTAAATCTTCCAAATGTAATAGATATTGCACCTTGATCGACCGCACCCTCGCCATCTGCAGTTTCTTCTCCTCCTGCTGATTGTTGGGGTCCTGCGTCATTGTCCTTTGTAATTTTTACTAGTTTACCGTCCTTCGACATATGGGTGACGTTGCCTGATGCGTCTGCATATCGTCCATACCCTATGTGCGACAGTTTAAGTTTCTCTGCTTCTTTCGCAGCAAAAGATCTCTCTGCTTCAGATAGGAAAGCACTAAACTTTTTCATTCGTCCAATTTTTTTTAAGGTTAAAGTTTGCTTTACTAAATGTCATTCGGTCCACAAGTTTCACAGGTACTTCGTTTTGTGTAACGAAACCTTCGTGAGCAGTTGGTTCACCATTTAGATACGGTGTAACAGTACCACTTACTCTTATGTTACTCATGAGTGACTGTTTCAGTTGGAAGATTTGATCCCACACTCTAAAGGTGTAGATATTCACTTCTTGCTTATATTTATCAGGTAAGGCATTATACATTTCTGCGGAAGGTGGTGCCAACTCAAATCGAATCCATAGATTGATGTGCTTCATCATCGCGTCACGAGTCTTCTTATCAGTAGGAACCTTTGCCCTGACTAGATTCTTCATGAATTTGAACCAGTCAAACTTAACCTTTCCCTCACAAACAGCACTTGCTTCGTTGTGCCCTAGCATAAAGCAATCAGACTCACCATAAAGATTAATACCAAAACGAGGAGTGGCAGTTGGAGAAACAACGTCATAACCAGTATGAGGGGCAAAGACAATATGACCAAGGGTTTCGGTAGCAAACTGATACTCAATAGTATTAGGAGTATAGGTACGCCCCCCAGATACCCCAATATAGTCGCCTTGGACAATACCACCAATCCTAGGAAGGTGACGAAAGCATAAGCGAAGTATGTTCGCCACTTCTCCTTTGTAATACGCATCAATGTCCTCGTAAGAATAAGCAATCTTGACCTTGACCTTGTTGAATACAGACTTTGTACCAACAAAGAACTTCCCATTCTCAGGGTTTGTACCAAACACAATAGCAGGTGCACCATCCCACTTGACACCAAGTGGCAAATGGTTGTGCAACAGAGCATTGACAGTCCTCAGAGCAGCACGACGACCATACATGATCATGTCTTCTGGATGCTCTAGGTGTTTGTTAGGCATAGGTTTCTTTCGTTACCCTTATTATAGCACCGTTAGACCCTCTGTGTAGAGGGTATGTGCCAGTTTGCCAACTGTCTACTGTAACTTCCAATAGACTGATGACTTGTCTGACTGTGAAGATGCATAGAGATAAATTTCCTTCATAATCTGGTCCTTTTTCTTATGCTTAGACAACCAGTCCAGTAATCTTAGACCTGATAATTTAGAATACTTCCATGGTTGAGGGGCATCTGTAATATAATCCATTGCAGTTTCTTCATTAAAACCCTTTGCATCATACTTCTTTAAGAGATCAAAGATTTCTTTATCATACTCATTACCTCTACAATTATTCCACTCTGCCTCCTCAGGAACAGGACCATTTCCAATGATATCAGATATCAAATCTCTCAATACTTGTCCCTGTATCTTACCCTGAGCAGCAGATTTACCTTTGAGTTCTAACTTCCAATCACCTTTAGATGCACCACCAAAGTTTCTTGCTTGAAACTTTTCAAATGTGCCTTCTCCATAGTAAAGATAAACATCCATCGGGTGACTATCACCTCTTCTACCATTGTCAAATGTTAGATCATACTTAGCAAACTTTGCCTTCTCATTATTTCTTCTTGTCATGGCATCTTCACCATTCTTGAGTGTCATCTTAGGTGAACCTTCAATCTTTTTCAAAGAGATACCAACTAACTCATTATCTGCCCTTAGTTGTTGAAGAGCATTGTTCAAGCAATCGATAGTAACTTCTTTATCAAGATGTTGTTTTACTTTTCTCACATCTTTTACCATCCAAATATCAGCAGGATTCCATTTGTCTTCTGAGGACAGTCTAGTTTGTTTCTTTACTCTGTTAAAAGCATCCTTGACTGCACCATCATCGATCATGGCATCACCTCTTACAAACTTCCATCCAGTTCCACCAATCTTTTTATAAATTTCATTTGCACCTGCCCAAGAAGATTCTTTCCACTCCTTTGACATGTCCATAATTTCTTCGATTTTGACACCTGGGGCATCAGTGTGTCTCATACCACATTTAAAATCATCAATAGTAAAGTTCTTTACATCACCACAGTAATATCTCATAGCAGCATACACACATTGTGCTGTTTCTTGAATCTTAGTTGCTGCTGCACCACCACCAGAACCCTTACTGTTCTCTGGTTTGATTGAGATTCTTATAAACTGACTCTTTTGCTTTGGAACAGGAACATTGATCTCATTTGATTTCTCTTCTATAGCATATCCTTTCTTCGTCAAAGCACCCATAATATCTTGAGTTGCTTTTGCTCTCTTTACTTGAGGAACTAAAATCTTGAGTGCAATCTGCACTTTCTTTTTTGAATCTTTCTGTTCTACTTTAGTTACATCAAAAAGATAGTAAGAATAATCATCCCCACCCAATGCATCCATGACATCTTCAAATGCTTTTTTATTCTGGGGCGGGATTTTTACTGCCATTACTCGTTAGATCTCCAAGTCTTTCTCATCTCCTGATATTTAGGATCGTATGCTGCTTTATCTCTCATTTGTTTAAACACTTTAGCAGACCTTGCTTTTTCACAGTGTAATGCATCTGGCGATTGGGGTCTAACGGAACCATCTTCAGCGTACTTTTTTCCACTAGAATGATTTGCATACCTACGGGC